ATAATTCCACCTTGGGAACTAGTAGGATCAATAAGGCAATGTAATCGCTGAGACGCCCCAACAGCGTAGTCAAGAGTAGAAACTCCAATTGGAGTTACTGCATCATAAACTCGCAAAGGAACGTAATCAACGAGCAAAGAGCCATAATAGAAGGGATTACCGTTAATAACTATCTTGATTTTGAGTTTTGAATTCATAATCTTGAAATTGTTCAAACGGTTAATGTTCCTGGTACTACCAAAGAACAAATCCCAGGGATAAATCGTAAGGGAGTAAGGTGAAACTCCTGGCGTCCACGTAGTAGTGGAAATAATAATAGGACGGGAAAAGAAGTCTCCTAGTGAGACGTCGTCTGAAGGGGTAACCATCCGAGTGGAATCGGTAACACCTTCCATTCCAACTTCCCACTGAGAGGTCCCATCTCTAAAAGCTAAAGTTTGGGCTAAAGTATTTTGTGAGCCCACTGACACAATATTTTGATAATCTAAAGAAGAAGCAACTTATTATACCGAAAAAGTCATGGCAAGTCAACCACGACAATAGGGTGTCAAACATTGGGCTGGAACCCATCCTTAAAAAAGGCTTCCGACGAGGCGGAACCATATATGTACACAAGCGTTGTCACGGTAATTGATGACACTAAAATAACCGCTATCCGTAATCAATATGTACATGCTATTTTTAGCTTTAACCCCGCATAGCTGCGGGGGGTCGGACGCTAACTAGGTTCTCGAGACGTTGTTCGTACTTCGCAAGGTTCTCAGAAATGAAATAATCATAACCATGAAAACCACCAGCAACGTACTCACACAACTCGCAAACCTCAGCTAGTTCCATTAATTTTTGTCTTCGGTCCTCGAACACCTCCCGCCCATATTGAAAGTAATCTCGAAGAGAACTGGCGATGGCTTCACCACATTGTTCCTTAAGTGTCAATACTTTACTGGGATCAAGAACAAACAACCGCTTCATAATACTGTCTTCGTTCAGCGGGGCTTGCCAGAGCCCCAGCTCAGCGTCAAAACGAAAGGACCTTTTCAAAAAATCACATTCCGTTATAGGCACTGAACCGACCGTGATGTCACCTTTTTTCTCCGTAGTGATAGTAACACCCTGAGTGGCCATATACTGAGAATAACCAATCAAGTTGTAATAATCACTGATACGAGGATCGGTGGCACCAAGCGAATCATCCCCAAAGAAAGCCGCAAAGACCAATTGTCTAAATCGTTTAGAGGCGACCAGTTGTGAAACGTCTGGTGGCAGTGAATCGCGAAACGACTTGCTGTAATAGTACATACGATGCCGTAGAGCATTCACCATACTATTGATTTGAACAGTTCCAAATCCGCCAGAAGCGCCAAGAGTGAAAAAAGACAAAATGTCGGTATCAAACTCTATTATCGCGTAAATGGCAGACGTGGCTAAGCTTCTCATGACAACTAAATCATCTGAACTATACCCGCACAGCGA